CATTGACTATGTATATGATTGGACTAATTGCGAATCCGCGGCAGAATGCAAAGTATTGTTGCAATCATTGGAGGCCAATAAAGGTATTTTTCTAGGCGAATTTGTAAAAGCAATTACAAAAATTAATAATATCTCGTGTGAAATGGAAAAAATTGCAGAAAGTATTGGTAATATGTCTCTTTTGAGCAAGCTGAAAGAAATTCCACAATTAACACTAAAATTTGTAGCAACGAATCAATCATTATATGTGTAAATTATCCAAAATCATTCACTTAAGTTTCGGATTTTAGTCGGTCTCCTTCGCTTTCGCTACGGCTACCTCCAAAGCAGCTGACAATTTTTTCAATATTTCTTCGTATTACTGCTCTGAATGATTGTTGTTCAATGAGTTCATGAACCTCTTTATAAAGCAAATCATCAACAATAAATATTTTATATAAAGTTTGAAATGAAGGAAACTGCGATTGATTTTCAAAATAGATTTTATTATCCGAAATAAACTGGGACACCGTTTTTCTCTTATTTTTTGGAATAGATAGGGTTGTGTTTAGAGATGTATTTATTACTACGATATCGTGTATAAATGTCGCATTGTCAATTATTCTATTGCTAGGCGATACTAGCGGATTTCCTTGATAGCTAATAATCGTTTTTCTTGAGGTATTTCCCAGGAATAAATTGTCCTCCACTTTTTCATATAATTCGTTGAGGCTTGAACTCGGATTCAAAATAATGCACGTAGGTGGCTGTTTATTATAATGAATTTGAAACAAAATGTTTATCTCAGTTTGTTTCAAAAATTTGCTCTCGTGTAGCATTGTAACGGTTATCCAATAAAAGCATATCAAGCGGAATTATATTTGTCAATTTTTTTATGCTAAGGAAAGTGAGATTGTATGTTTGCTTTCTTATTTGAATGCATAACAATTAGAATACTTAATATTTTGATTATATATTCTCAGTAAGGGCCTGGAAATGCAGATTTCAGGGGGTCAAAAGTATTCGTGAAAATGAAAAAAGGACAAAAAAAATGTCCTTTTTTTGAAAGTGCCGACCTTTTCATGAAATCGTGTTTTTTGAAACTCACTCTTAGCATAATGCTCTAAATTACAAAAAAAACACGCAAAAAACACAGAGCATAATTTTTGCATTTTTCTTGCAAAAAAAACAGGGGGAAAACAGGCATCCAAAAGTGCATCCAAAAAGGATAAAAATGCATCCGGAATTTTCCCACCAAATATTTTATTATTAAAATCTTACGTTACGTCGTAATAAAGTGAAATAATTAGCGATCTATATTTGCATGCTATTTCCAAAACCTCAATTTTGAGTGCAATGGATGCCCGATTTCCCCCGGATTTTCCCCCATTTATAATTAGCACAAAAAAGTATTTAGGGAAAAATAGTATTCTAATATAGGACAAAATGGATGCACAATTTCCCAAAGATCAGGTGAAATTTTATTGTGAATGTTGCGATATCAAAACAAATAACAAAAAAGATTACACGAAACATTTATTGACACCTAAACACAAAAAAAACGATGAAAAGATGCAAAATGATTCTGAAAATTCCTCGCTACATGACTCATTTACTTGTTTATGTGGAAAAAGTTATAAATATAGACAGGGCTTGCAAAAACACAAAAAAAATTGTGACCAAAAAATGTGCAAGAATGAAAAAATGCTAGAACAACAAGACCATGAAATGGATGAAAAACATATATCGGAATTTAAAATGCTCGCAGAATTGTTCAAACTACAAATGAATGAAAATAAGGAACTTAAAGAACTTATTATTGAGCAAAATAAACAAATGATGGAACTTGCAAAAGAAGGCAAAAATATTACAAATAATACGAACAATACAACTAATAATAATCATTTCAATTTGCAGTTCTTTTTGAATGAACAGTGTAAGGATGCACTTAATATTATGGACTTTGTCAATACGATTAAGCTACAAATATCGGATTTAGATATGATTGGTAGATTGGGATATACGGAAGGCATGAGCAAAATATTCATTCGGAATTTGAAGGAGCTGGACATTTTCAAGAGACCAATTCATTGCAGTGACTTGAAGAGAGAAACCTTGTATGTGAAGGACAAAGACGCCTGGGAAAAGGAAAATGACGAAAATTTTAAAATAAAACAAGCTATAAAAGGAATTGAAAATAAAAATATAAAGCAGCTTCCACAATGGAGGGCTGAAAATCCTACAGCAGAAGATACAGATACCAAGAAACATTTGGATTATCAACATATATTATGCGAATCAATGGGCGGCTCCACGTTAGAAGATGACAATAAAAAACACGAAAAAATAGTAAGAAATATTGCCAAAGAGGTTGTTATTGATAAAAATACTGCGAAATAATATATATTCCCAAACAACTTAAAGAAGACCCCCATCCCCCAAAAATATAATAACTTATTTTTCATGCAAATTCAAATAAAATCGTTCAATCGTTGTTAATAAATTAACGTTCCCCCAAAAGGCTATTGGTCTTTTTTCTTTAATATAATCAATCGCCTCTCTTGGAGTAATATTATAATATTGCATCAGATAACACGCTACAAGCGCACACGATCTTTGCATTCCTGCAAAACAATGAACTAAAACTGGACCCTTTTTAATTATGCTGTTGTGCATAAGTTCCATTACTTGCGTATCATAAATATATGACAGCATTTTGGCGCTTTCACTTGGGTCATCATCAATTGGGATTCTGATACAATTTCTATGATTTTTTGGAAATGGAATATCCGAATTGCGCGTGCAATTTACAATCATTGAAAATTTATCGGAACTTTCCAATGATTTTGCGCTACCCAAAAATAAACAGTCGGTTATTTCATCATAGACATTGTCATACATTATTATATATATTTATTAAGATTTATATAATAATCCGTTATTCTATTTATTTATTTTCCTGTCTCTAATTTCATATATTTTGTAAGGTCGAGTTCTGTAACATTATTAATGGTTGGGTTGCATATAGTCCAGTAATTAACCGGGTTGCCTTTATTATCAAAATATGCATGACCTTGATAATTTAAACTTGATTTAGTTTTATCAACAAATAGTTGGAAAATTGCGTCATTTCTTTGTGCCCCAACTTGGCTTTCTTTTCTATGAATGGCCACTTGAAGTTCTGCTTTTTTAGCAATAATATATTCTGCTTGAGTCCCTTTATACGTGCTGGGCTTTGTCCAAAGATTGCGCATATAATGACCATTAGATAATAGCAATAAAGGATTTTTGCTGTCCATTTGTAACCCAAGTGTATCATTTAATAACCCAGAAAAGGTTCTTAATTTTCCCGAATTATATTGTATATCAATTAATACTATTATTATGCAAGGATCATTGTCCCATAAGTAATTCCATCTTTTTACTCCTAATAAAAATTGAACATCCGTAATTTTTGGAGCCAAGTCATCCACAAACAGAGCATCTAATTGTTCCGTTGATACACCAGGTCCTTCAATTGGTATAGTTGGAAATTTTGCATATTTAGATAGTTTTTTTTGTTCTGGAGTTAATTTTGGCCAAAACCCAGTTAAAGCAGGACCGTTAGACAATGGAACACTAGTATCAGTTGATGACAGTAAATGACCTATTCCAAGAGTAGGATTTCCATCTTTATCTGGATATGCATAATTTGTCCATATGCCGTTGGGTTGTGCCTGCGATCCATTCGTATTTCCACGTTGCCTAGTTAGTGGGTTTTTTTCTATAAATGGAACACGGCCTTTATTAATACCATTTTCTAAAAACCGCACGGTTTGAGCATATACCCTCAGCAATTCTGGGTCTAAAGGTTTAAATTCTACTATTGTAGTAGGTTGAGCCGCGGCAGCAGCTATTCCAGCGTTTAATTGTGTTTTTGCATTTACCGTGTTAATATTAAAAGTATTTGTAGCATTAGTAATAATTAATTTTGCTTTTGATGCAACTCCATAAACGGCATCTGTTGGGATTTTCCTTCTAGGAGTATTTCCAGAATTTGCAAACCACATAGCATTAGAAATAACACCATTTAAAACATCAGTTTCATTGTTTATAATATCAGATGCAGTAGCAATTTCATCTGAAGCGGTATCAATTGTTTCATAACGAGGAAAACATCTACCAGTTAAATTGTCCCCAATCCCATCAACATAATTCATTTTATAATCAACCCCCATCATCTCCATTGTAAAGTAACTATCAGGGTATGATCTTACGCTTAAATAATTTAATGAGCAGTCTAACGCGCTTTCTAGATCGTAAAATGCACCATCATTATGTCCAGTTAAATTATCAATATGTTGATATATATAAATAGGTTCGTCCGGGTCTTTTTCACCAAAATCAATTGTTTCATCGCCAAATATTAAAATTTTTACCACAGCTGCTCCTATTGGCATTTTATAATATAAGATAAGATAAGATAATATAACAAAATCATTCTTTAATCCTTTCTACTTGCTTCTAAAATAATGTAAATTGGCATAATATTAAAAATGTTTATATATATAAAATATGTCAGTTACTAAAAAGCCTGGAAGTGGAGATGAAGATAAAGATTCTGTTGCCCATTCTTTATCAACGTCTCCTATATTAACTATTAGTTTTGTTATAATGGGTCATGATAGTGGTGTAATAGAACGAGAATTTCCATCCAACCGTAAATATAAATTGGATATAGCAATGCTTGAAGAACCATGTTTAGACGAAACTGCTGAAGAAGAGGTTGTAAAAAGATTAGAAAGTGACAAACATATGAATATGCCCGAGTTGACTCAATTTTTGCAAGAACTAGGTGGATCTATTAAAGTATATACGAAGCATGGTAAAGAAGGTTCGGTGCCTAATAAAACTATAAATGGATTAACAGATAATTTTCCAGTAATAAAAATATATAGTTTGACAACATCTACGGTAGATGGTTTTACAGAAATGTTTTCAGGAGGATCACTCTCAGTACCATTTACTCAAACAAAAACTACATTATCCAACATTTGTGATGCGGTTTATGATTGGTATGCTATTTTGTATACCCAACGAATGGAACAACATAGAGTTGTGTTAAAGGTAATTGATCTAACTTGTGGAGAGAGACTTATAGGTGAGCAACTAGAATCCGTAACATTAACATTAGTTAAGGATTCTCCAGTAATAGTTGATGGTGAAAAGCAATCTGTTTTAGGTAGAGGCAGCTTAAAACGAAATAAAAAATCAAAACGAAATAAAAAATCAAAACAAAATAAAAAATCAAAACGAAATAAAAAATCAAGACGACATAAAAAATAAATGCACCACGTTAGTGAAGGATTCTAAATTATTTTGGATAATACCATTTATTATGCCATCCATTATACCTTAAATAATAATCTGAAAAATCAAGTTTTGTTGGATTAATAATGATATATTCAGGCTCAGATGTATATCTCCATAAAAAATTATCTGCTATAATCGTATGAACTTCTGAAAAAATATTAAATCCAGGGCGCATTGATGTTTGAAATGATTTATCCCAAGCATATGAAATATAATCCATTTTTAATCTTCTTTCGGAATTTTTACTAATTATCAGGTTATCTGGAGTTTTTTCATCGGCATGGTACAATGTGTAACGTTGGCTAAATTGTATTGTTGGATTCTTTATTACGTCAAAATCATTGTCATATACATCAGGTGCATATATCTGATTAATTAAATCAACAGTTTCATCAAAAATTAATGAACCTTGGATATAAATTATATGAAGAAAAAGAAATAATAAACACTGATCATTATACCATAAAAAATTCCATCTATTCACCCCTATTTTATCGTGCAATTTTTTTATAGCGTTTTGAATATCATCCATTAAAATAAGGTCTAATTTTTCATCAGATATTCCTTCATTTTGGGGAGTTTCTCCTTTTTTCCAGTCAGATATAGTTCTTCCGTCACTTAATATAATTTTTCCTGAAGATATTTCTGATGCAGTCAATATGTGACAACCCAATAAATGGTTATTATGTGAATCAATGTAATCAAAATTAACCCAAACGGGAGAACCATCAAGATTTAATAACTGCCCACCTAAACTGAGTTGCCCTTGCGCATTAACTCGCTGAATTGCGACGCATCTTCCTTTTTTGGATTCATTGAATATTATTTTAAGACATTGTGCATAAGAATTAATTAAAACCTCGTCTATGGGCTGAAACGCGACAGGACCTAATAATTTCCGTCTTGACGGAGTAGAACTTATAATAATTTTAGCGTCAGCAGTAGCATTATTATATTCATTAACGGCATCAGCAATAATGGTTTTTGCTTTTGTTGACACACTATAAACGATGTCATTAGATATTTTTTTTCTGGCAACAGTGGTTGTATTTGCTAGATTCATAGCATACAAAATTTTGTTATTCACTATTTCAACCGCATTATTAAATTTTCTATTTGCTTCGTCTATTAGATATGTATTATCTACATATTGTTCAACGTCTTGCGTAATAGGATACATTGAATTAACGTTTGAAGCAAGGTCAGAATTATATTCTGGTATGTATTTTGCTCCTTCTATTGGTAACTCCGAAAATTGGTAAAGGGGCGTGCGATTCAATGGGTCAGGTGGATTGGGATTCAACCCAAAAGGTATATTTTCCCAACTGAACCAATCGTTTGGATATTTATCCGAATCATTAAATACATTTCCTGAAATAACTACAATTAAATTTCCAGTATCATCAACTATTGGTATTCCGTATGCTAGGGGCATTTTTATAATATATACAACGAATATAATAATTCATTATTGCAACTGCAACCTAATTTTCTTCTTAAAATTCTCCTCATTGTGAAATAAATATAATTTGTAATTATGCATTTCATAATTTTCAATATTTTCTCTGATTATTATTCTAGAAGCCATTTTTAATTCAGGTAAATAGATAACGTATTGAAACAGTCCATCATTGCGAATAATTTTATCAAATGCATAACCAGAATATAGAGTATCCATAATTTCAGGTGAAGTAGAACACATGTGCAGTAAGTTACAATCATTTTGCACACGGCGTATTGATCGCATTGTCGTATTAATATATTCTAAATCATCAATCCATTTCTTATAAAACGCATTAGAATTTTCAGATAGTTTTATAATCTCAGTATTTTGCTGAAATTGAATAATATTCAGCAAATCTACCAGGCGGCGTATAGGCGATGTTATATGCACGTATGCTTCCATTTCAAGCATATCGTGCGACAAGGTTTGCCCTTCTTCCAAGCAACTAGCATCAATGTATTGACCAGCAGCGCTATTCCATATCTTAATAAATTTACCTACGTCTTCTGGCAGGTTTTCTGGCACTGAAAAATCCCGCTTCATGATTGTAGAGCGAAAAATGCCGTTATTATTTGCAAGAAGTTCTTTCGCAGTATTGTAGTTCATTAAAATCATGAGATAACAAATGAGGTCGTGACTATTTCTCACGTTGCTGATGTATTTGTATTTTTTGGATAATAGTTTTGTGGTTTCAAATATTCTTTTATAATCTTCATCTGCGAATAAACTTGGTTCTTCATAACAATAGTTTTTTGCGACACGGATCTTGCAATTGGAATATTTTATATCGGCAATAGTATCGCCGTCAATAAAAAGATCCATAACAAATGCAAGTCGCGTGTGTTTTTCTTGCAAACTACACAAACAGTCCGACAGAATAGTTGGCAGCATGGGTCGCTTTCTATCAGGCAAATAAATGGTTGAAATTCTGCGCGAAAACGAGTCCCACAAATTGAGAACATCCATCCAGATTGTTACATTGGAAATGTATATGCTTAACTGCTGCATACCATTTTCCAAAGTGCGAATACTGGACGCATCATCAAAATCCACGCTTCCAGAAGGATCAATCGTAATGATTTTCCATATAGTATTGTCTGTTCTATCGGTAATTTCGGTATATTTCTTACTGATATTTTCAATAAATGCGTCGTGTGATTGATTTTTCAAAGCTTTTGACGTATCTTTGGAAAACTTTTGTATAGATGCGTTGAGACTTTTGCAATAGAGTTGATATTCGTAGAAATTATCAAGAATTTCAACGGGTCCAATTAATTGGGAAATCACGCCGCGAGGGTGTTTGTCTTTCCATTCAACAAAATTTATCGTCACGTATTGATTTACAAAGACCTTGGAAAACCCTACATTTTTCATTTCATATGAGATAAGAAACGTAGGTAGTCGTCTATCATCTGGGACACACTTGTATAGCAGTTTGCCATTATCGCTGCGACCATAAGTCTTGTTACCCTTCAAAATCATAACTCCTGGAATATTGTTACTAGACCTGATGCTGGAGTGCAGAATTTTGAATTCAGGTTCAAGTGTGAAAATATCATTTGTGAATAATTTGCGTTCGGCTGGGTTGATTTCTTTAAGTTCATTTTCCTTAAAATCAATAACGTTTAAATACGCCCATGATGTGTATGCTCTGTCATTAATATGCACCTTGTATATATCTGTCATGATGTATGATGTGTTATGTATAATGTTATTATATTATAATATCGGGGAAGCTTTAACTCATATTATAATATATTTATAGGGCGGAGGTGTTGATTGATGTGGTGTTGTCAAAATTTGCTGCTTGGATTTCATCCATCGGGTCGTTAATAACAGGTTCTGGTTGCACCTTTTCACCCCTTTTCTCTTCTAAAGGTTCTTGGGCGAGAGAAGAAGTTTTTGATGGTTCTTCAGGTTTGACCTTTTTGTTGAGTTCTTTTATGTCGTGCTTTTTTGCAACATCTCTCTTGACATTTTGAAGTTGAAGAGCATGTAATGCAATGTGGGGGACAATGGCTGCGTTATTCATATATGTTCTATATCTGAAACAGGCAATACTTGAATCTTTTTCAAATTCAATACTATACCACCAATAGGCAGGAATATTAATAGTCTTGCCTGGTGTCAATGTGACTTCCATGCATTTCATCTTATCAAAATCGGCACTATATTGGGCTTGCACTTTCCATGGATTTACAGGGGAACGAAATTCAAAAATCTCATAATCTTTTACAGGATATAAGTATTTGGAACCTTGTGGCGGTGCTAATTTAATTACTACTTTTCCTTGTGTTACTAGAAAAAAATTGCGGTAGTTAATTTCATAACGGAAAGGTGTTTTTACACTGGCTGAGCCCATCATGATATCATAATTGCAATTTGAAACCATTGGTGGGCGAATAAATTCGTCGTTATATTGCATATGCTTAATAACTCCCGTCTCTTGTAAAAAGTCAGTGTTGTTTTCTGAGAAGTAGGAAGCGGTTTTATCTTCATCAAACAATTTTTTGGCGGCGTGCAATGGTAGTGGCATATAAATTTCACTGCTGTAATCTGGGTCATTTGCATTTCTTATTTTGATTTCAAATGCATTATAATTATTTATAACGGAAGACATACTTGTGCTTTGAAGAATTTTGGAATTATCAAAATCAAATATGACAGGTTGCCTTAAGTCGCAGATTTCATCTAACTTATCTTTGGATGCCATATCTAATTCATAGACTTCTAAATCATTGCTTGTTTTCAAATGAAACTGAATATGAAGGTATATGAATAACACTAAACAAAATACGAAGAATCCAATAAATAGTTTTAACATAACTAATAAAAATTCATACAAAATTTTTATTATTTATACTCACTTCAACCTTTGGAAAAGGTTGAGCCAAAATCCTCTTTAACTACAAAATTTAACAATAATTGCAAAATGGGAAGCTTATGTGAATCCTTCACTAACGTTCTCACTTCGTAGAGGATTCCAGTCGCTCACCTTTGCTATCGCTCCGGATCGCTTCAAATGTTCTCAGGCAAACAAGAACTCTCGCCGCACACCTTCTGCCCCCCCCCGTTTGGACATGGCACTTGTTGTCCTTTGGTGCATAGCTGGGGGCGAGCAGCTATTATTGTTCCTGTTGTCATTCTTTTAGAAACTAAATAACTCCCGACACCAACAGATTGCTTTAATTGCTGAATAGGTTGTACTCTATTCAC